CAAGAGGTTGTAGCTGAACTAGGGGCAGGTTTAGATACAGAACAGGGTGTTGCAGATGTAAAAACTTTAGCTAAACGTGGCTACTCTTCAGGATTATTAGGAGGCACTTTAGGTACTGGTGCTGACATTGCTATAAGTGGTCCAGTTAGATTACTACAGGAACAAGAAACTGTTCCTCTTGCTAAAGATGAAATAGAAACTAAGTCAGAAGAAGAAACACAAAGACGTGTAGAATCTTACGGCGCGTTAAATGAATACTCTAAAGAAGAGTTAGAAACTTTAATAGAACAAGGTCTTGGCTACAAAAGAGTTAGGCTTCCGAGTGACACTAAAGATATTTTAATTGATGAAGTTAAAAAATTTACTAAACAAAGTGTAAGAGAAGAGTTTGTTGAAGAACAAGTAACACCTTTATTAAATCCTATAGCGTCTGAGTTTTTGATACGTAGAGAACAAGAAGCACGTTTTAAAAATATGTCTCCACTAGAACTTGCTACGTTCGCTGAACAAGAATTAGGCATAGATAACTATGCAGAGTGGGCAAGGTCACAGGGATTTGATTCAAGAGTTAGTGCAGAGAACAACTACGCAGACGATAGAAGGGTTCTGGCAAGAGTTGAGTCTGATAGAATTAAAAGACAAGCTCTTTTACCTTTTAAACTTGATAAGTTAAACATACAAAGAAAACAAAAAGAGCTAGTAGAAAATTTAACTAGAGAAGAATTAATTAATGAAGCTGCGGGAATGTTTAGAGTATCTTTAGATACTGTACCTATTAGCAGACCTCAACTTGAACAAATGACTAATTCTCAAATAGCAGCAGAGATCGCTTCCGTTTCTAATATGTTAGAACTGCAAAGACAAAAGTTTCAAGATGAAAACCCTGACCAACTTATGTCAGTGCCGTTGGAAAGAGGAGCGTTTGGTGAAAGTGGAGAAGGAATTGTATCTCCTTTTTCTAGAATGTTAGACCAAGGTGGTAATGCTAGGTCAGTAATAGTTTCGTATAAAACAGAAGAAGATTACCAGCCAATCGATATACGTTTTACTAGAAACTCTTTAAATTTTGATGAGTCGTTGGCTATTCCCAAGGATGGTGATAAGTTAGTTTTAGCAGAGAAACAACAAGATAACAGAGTTCAAAGGCTGCTAGAAGAAGGCGTGTTGACGGAGAACCAAGAACTTGTTTCTTTTATAGGCCCTGAATTAGAAAACGATCAAGCTTACATTGCTAACATGACAATGCCTTTAGGCTCTTTGCCTGTGCATGATAGCTTTTTTATAGAAAAACTTGTTGGAAGAGCCTCGTTCTTTTTTAACCCTTACGGAGGTCTAGGCCACGAGTTAGGAGCTCGCAGGAAAGATTACGAAAGAGAAATGAGAGCATCTAAAAAAGTTGCTAAAGAAATTGCCTACGAGTATGAACAATCTATTGCTAAAATTGCTGGAGAAACAGACTTTCCAGTTGATACAGTTAAGCAAGACGTAGACAAGTTAGCTATGGCTTATCTTAGACAATTTGGTGCTAGGGTTCCACAAAGTAAAGAATCTAAAGAACGCATTAGGCAAGATTTAGAGGATGCAAAAGCAGAACAATTACAGACAGACGATGCAGAAGCAAAGAAAACAATACAAGAAGAGATAAATTATCTTGAAGATCTTTTAGGCGGAATACAACGAACTCAAGTTACGATAGACCAGCTGCCTGAGCCTGTAAGACAACCAGTGCTTAAAATACGTAAATATACAGATGGTTTAACTAAACGTTTATTACAAGAATTTGCAGACAATCCCAATATAGCTGCTGTTAAAGAAACCTTAGAAAGTCAAATAGGTAAATATTTAACAGGAGGTTTTAAAGCTTTTGAGCCTTCTTTAGGATGGAATCCTAGATACTCTAAATGGTGGAACTCCGAAATGGAAAAAATTTACGACCAAACTATAAATTTTTATCTTAACGCCAATAAAAATAATCCAGACTATACGCCTAAAATGGCAAAAAGAGACACCAATGAATTGTTCACAGCAGACTATTCTACTAGAGAGGGTATATTTAATAATTTGCCTGGTGTGTTTACCGCCGATTCAGCACAAGTAAATCTATCTAACCCAGGTCGTATTTTAGAGACTCGTGGTCGTATTCCATACGCAATAAGAAAAGCGTTAGGAGAAATAGACGCACCAGATCAATCTGTTATTGCATCTATTTCTAAAGTTTCTCAGTTGGTAGAAACAATGCGTTTTTGGCAAGACGCTAGAGAAATTAATGAAAGACCAGGAGAAATGTTGTTTAGTCCCGTAAAGAAAGGGCCTTACAGATATAAAATAGAAGAAAATCCAATTAATCCATTATCAAATTACTACACAACTAAAGACGTAGCTAGAATGTTAAGCCTACCAAAAGAAGAAAATTTAGGTAATTGGGCTGCGGACATGTTTACAAATTACATTTATGACCCGTTTATTTTAATGCCTAAATTAATGATACAAACGGGGATGTTATTGTATAGCCCTGCTACACAGGCTCGAAATTTTACTGGGGGAGGATTTATGTACATAGCTGCAGGGCACACGGGCAAAGGATTACCTGAGGCTATAAACATGGCCAAACATGAATTGTTTGGAAAGACTTCTTACAAAGATGGTGAATTAACATTTGATGGTGCAAAAGCTAGAGAAAATTTTGCAAAATTACAACGTTTAGGAATAATTAATACTAGCGTTAGATTAAACGAAGCTACAAATTTATTTGCGCAAATTGCTGATGGAACAAGAAATGAAAGTCTTGGCAACATGGTAAGTCTATTAATGGCAAATAAAAACGCACCTGGGGTAAAACAATTAAACGCTGGTGTAACCAAAATCTATGAAACAGCAGAAAATATGTATGCTATGGCGGATGATTTTTGGAAGACAGCTGCTTACGCTTCTGAAACACAACAGATAAAAGAGCTATTAAATAACGTACAGATAAATGATAACAGGACAGAAGCTCTTGATAATCTCTACACACAGTTAGAAACAGATCCACAAAGCAATTCGTTACCTGCACAAATATACGATTTAGAGCAAGATCTAGAAGCCAATCCTGTTACTGATAAACCAAGCGAAGAACTAAAGAAAAGAATTCTTGCAGAGTATGCTGAAAAAATGACAGTACGAACTGCGGGAAGTAGATCTAATCTTGCAAAAGTTATAAGAGGTAAAACTGATTTAGATGACATGATTGATGAAATAGCTGCATTTCATGTTCGTATGACAATACCTAATTATGATTACGTAGGTAATTTTGCTAAAGTAATTAGAAATTCTCCTTTTGGAAGTTTTATAGCTTTTCCTACAGAAGTTGTTAGGGTTGTAGGTAATCAAGCTTTAATAAGTGCACGACAAGCAACATTTAAAATATCTCCTGAAACAATGGAAGAGTTTAACGTGCAGCCTCAACGAATAGTTTTTAGAGACGATACAGGTAAAATTAGATTAGGCTCTCCAACAGGGCAAAATCCTTTTAACGGCAGCGCAGCTAAAAAAGCGTTCTTAGGTACGTTTGTAGTAGCTGGAATAGGAGCAATAACCGAAGCTATTTTGCAATCTATTTATGATATTAGCGATGAACAAATGGAAGCTCTAAATGAGGTAGTTCCAGAATGGGCTAAAAACGCTGTTAAAGGTCCCGTGTCTGGAATAAAAGAAGGTGGAGGATATGATTATACAAATTTAAACTATACTCTTCCGTATGCTGGTTTAGCAAGTATTAAAAAAGCAGTGGATAATGCAATTAGAGAAGGCGAATATACAGGAGAAGGTCTTCCTCAATCTGTTCTTAATGGCATGGTGGAGTGGGCTATTGAATATACAAATGCTTTTACAGAATCTGCAATATCTACAAGAGTTCAAATAGAACTTTTAAATAATCGAGATGAACGAGGCAATCCTATTTGGAATCCAAATGATGATTGGGGAGAAGTTTTACAAACTATTGTAGCGTACGCAGCAGATGAAGCGGGTCCTGGTCTATACAGAGATTTAAGAAGGTTATATAAAGCTACGCAAGAAGGCGATGATAGATATGATAGTTTTTTAAATGATGCAGACACAAGTCTAGCTTTAGCAAAACTAATGGGAATTAGTGCGTCAGAAACTAAACTTGTAGAAGCCACATGGCCAATTTCTATTACAGAATTTGCGAAGCAACAAGAATCAGCAGAGTCTAACATTAGAGGATTTCGTTATGAAACCGCTGACTCAGATGAAATATTAAAACAATTTGATGATATGCAAGAACAAAGCTATGAACATCAACAACAATTGTATTTTTTAATTGAGTCTCTAAAAGCTTTAGGTATGAAAGAAAGTGAACTCAAGAAACAATTGACCGAACGTGTTAAAAAAGGAGGCATACCAGGTATTAAACCTGATTTTATACGAGGTATTTTTAATGGAGAATTTACACCTTTTATATTGCCCGATTCATACAGAGACAACTATACGAGAGCTATTAACAAAGAAAAAACAGCTGAAAGGAAAGCAGGTCGAGACCCTAGTTTAATTACAAATAGATGGCCTCAAAAGTTAATAACTTTAAGAACTATAGATTTAAAAAAATCTAGATATAAGTTTACTGAACATCCGACGCTTCCTGGTCGTTTATCTGAGGAAGACTAAACTTTTCTACACGTTCCATCCAAGCTTCGGCAGCTCTCTTAAACTCATCCCCTTCAAGAATAAACTCCTGATATAAACAATCTACAGAACACATCATGACAACACCTTTCTGTATGTCAGTACCGTACAGTTCGTTGTGCGCAAGTGCGTAGGCAGCTAACTGTTGAAAGTAATCCCACACCCACTGTCTGCGTTTAGGTTTGTTAGTTTGTTTGAAGTCCATAATAGACAGATCGTCATTGTGCACACCGATTACGTCAGCTTTACCAGCATACTTATCAGGGTAGTACAAAGATATTTCACACCCGTACACCTGTGATACGTTAGGCAAACCTTGATCCATAATCGTACAAGCCATTTTGTAAGCACGTTTCTCTTCTGCGTTTCTAGGTTTAAAATCCCAGATGTCACCGTTGACCAGCTGCTTCTCCAGGATGTCATGCATGTACGATCCCCTAGTTGCAGCTTCTGTTCTGATGCGCTCCGCTTCTTCCTCACCTACTTTGTCTATCCATTTTTTCAAGAAGTCACCTTCTTTTGTGCCAGATAATATAGTGGTAACAGACGGCAGTTTTACACCGTGGCAGTCGTAGAACCGACCGCTGTGCATGTCTTCGCTGGAGAACACACCGTACTCGTACGGAGACTCGTACAGTATTTTATTTTTCATGATTAAGACTTAGGTACGTCGTTCAAGCGTCCGTTTTCAAGATCGTCTTTCAATCTTTTAACTGCGTACGCAAATACATTGCTAGTAGGCCTTTCGGTTTTTTCACCTATAACGGCTGCCTCCTCAACAATCTCTTTACGTATAGCTACGCTCTTCCATTTAGTTGTATCCATCTTTACTCCTGTAGATAACATTATACATTATAATCTAAGATATATCTTAATTTTTCTTAGGTTCCATTGAGTCGCCCCAATTCTTTCCAATCTCAGCATCCACCTTGTTTGGAACATCCAAAGCCACAGCTTCCTCCATCAAACGACAGATGTTTTCTACATCTTTGTCAGACTTGATAGAGAACACCAACTCGTCATGGACTTGTAAAAGTGGGAGGTAACCCGCCTCATAACAATGGACCATGGCCTGCTTAGTCATGTCTGCTGCTGAACCTTGAATTAGTTTATTTAGAGCTTTGTAGACAAACGCTCTTTTGATCTCGCCGTTATATTCGTGTACCGCTTCTTTGTGTTTCATCGGTCTGCCTGTTCCATACTTCAAAGGCTCCCACATATCAAAGTGACAACGCCTCCCTAGTATGGTTTTGATATAGCCTTTTGAGTTTGCACTACGCATAACCGAATCAGCTAACTGCCTAACAAACGGTGCGTAGGTATTGAACTTAGCTAAGATCTCTGATGCTTCTTCTACAGTAACGCCTAGCTGATCTGCTAGCTTACCTTTGCCCATGCCATACATAATCCCAAGTCCTATTGTCTTTGCGGTCTTCCTATCAATATCCACCAAGTTAGCTACCTCTTGGTGAAAGTCTGCATCGCCAGCATGGTATGCATCTGCAATAGCATCTGCTCCATCATACTTAGAACGGCTGGCGTAGTGTGTCAGTATTCTAGGCTCTTGTTGTGAAAAGTCTGCAGAACACCACAGCTCCCCCTCTTCTGGCAAGAACAAAGATCTAATCAAAGGGCCAATCTCTTTATTACGTGCGGGCACTTGTTGTAAGTTTGGATTGCTCATGGACAACCGACCTGTGACTGTACCGCCTGACTCACCCTTGAGCTGACGTATCTCTGCATGTATTCTTCCATTGTGCTCATGCTTTAGTATTGAATCGATAAACGTACTATGTGTTTTGTTCACCTCTCTAGCTTCACGTATCAGCTGAGCTATAGGGTGAGAGTGGTTCTCTAAAAAAGCTTTTGTAAAGCTAGGCATCCCTGTTGGTGTCCTAAGATATGTAAGATCCATCGCGTCAAACACTTTTGCTAATGAGTTAGCTGCCCACAGTTGTATCTCTGTAACGCCTGATTCTTTCTTAATCTGTTGGATAATGTCTTTTTCTCTTTTGATAAGTTGTTTCTTTAGTGTCTCAGCTCTCTCTAGATCTACACGAACACCCTTTTGTTTCATTGCAAGAATGACGGGAAGCACTCGCATTTCTAAATCAAACACGTTCCATAGGTTTTGCTCTTCTAATAAAATCTTGAAGTGATTCCATAATTTAAGCGTGAGGGCTGCGTCCTGTGTTGCATAAGTACCCACATAAGCTGATGGTAACCGCCACATCTCAGCCTTAGGATCCAATCCCCACTCCTCTGCAGCAGCATTTAGCTCTGCCTCAGTCTTGCCTTCATTTATGTATTCGCGACCTAGTGCATTCAAAGAATACCAATATTGGTTCTCGTCAATCAAAGGAGCAACGACCATGGTATCAATAATCCTACCATTAATAGGCACACCTTCTTTTGTCAGCCAGCCTACATCGTAACTAGAGTTATGAAATATCTTGTCGCTGTCCGTGGCGCATATCTTTTTAGTAAACTCTATGACTTTCTTTTTAGAAAAGTTAAATCCTTGCTCATGTGCAAATGGAAAGTAGTCTTCGTAACCGTCTATTGCAAAAGAAATACCGACGACCTCGCCATCACCTCTTATGTATCCTGGTCCTAATTCTTTCAAACCTGGATCTCTAGTTTCAAGGTCAATGGCAATCTCTGTTGCCTGACATAATTTCTCTGTTGGAAAGCTATCGGGTGGTATCCACTCCGTTGGGGGCTTGTAAACAAAACTCATATAACGTACCTGTAATAATCATCTTGGGCTTGTATCAGATATAAGTTTTCTATCGTGCGCGTAACTGCAACATAGAACTGTCTGTGCAGCCCATCGGGTTGTAACATAGAAGTCCGCTTCTGCGACTTAGATAAATCTAAATACACAGCAACGTTCTCCGCTTCTCCACCTTTTGCCTGATGTATGGTCGAAATGACAATGCGTGGTTCTCCTAATAAATCTTCGTTATTCTTTAATGCTTTCTCTATAAAACTTCTTTTTTCTACATCTATCGTTTTATCAAACACAGTCTGCCATTCTTGACCAAGACATTCTGGTTTGAGTCCATAGTTATCTATTATTTGTTGCAGTGATAACGACTGCCCTTGGTTTGGAGCCTGAGAAACCTGTGTAATAAATCCTCTCTTTACTCCTGTCTTACCTAAATAACTATAAAGATCATCGAGTTCTGACAACGTGATCTCTTCTTTATTGTTAAGTCTTTCCCAAATCTGTATGGCCATGCTCATTTTTCTAGGTATATAACGGAAATTGTTATGCGCAAAAACAAAACCATTGTCTATCAAATACTTCCTGACATTGTATCCTTTAGATGCATCAGTCAGCATGTAGTCACAAGACGCAAGCACTAGCCAATTCCCCTCCCTCAAAGGTAATAAATCTACTGAACTAACTTTACTAACTGTGCCTGGTTCTTCTCTAGGTTTATAAGTCTTAGGTTCTCTAGAAACTATACGCTTAGATATACGCTCAGCGATCGGATGTACTTTTCCAGGGATACGGTAAGACTGATCTAATACAATGCTTTCACCTGTGTAGTTTACAAAACGTTGTGGCTTTGCTCCGTTCCATTCGTAGATAGCCTGATCGTCGTCCCCAGCTATGTATGTCTTCTTAGCATTCAAAGCCAACTTCTCTACAAGTCTCCAGTTAAGCTCTGCTAAGTCTTGCGCTTCATCAACAATCAATAGATCTAATTCAGGAGCCTCACCGTCGTCTAGAAATTTGTTTATCATGTCAGCGAATGAATACACGATAGGCACTCTAGAAAGTCTAAACGACTCCCAAGCTTCTGCTATAGGTTCTAGCATGTGCGTAACGACACCCTTTCGTTGTTCTTTTTCTAGAGACAATCGCTCTTCTTTTAATGTACGACAGTTTGCTTTTGCACGTTCTATGATGTCGAAGTAGGGATCTTGGACCACGGACCTAAGGCCTCTCGCATTCGTTCCATACTTTTTAGTAAGATTAAACTCATAGTCCTCTAGAAAATCAAACACATCTCTGCCACCCATCACTTGTGATATACCCATGATTCTTTTGCAGAAAGCATGGCTAGTACAGAAGTAAGGCATTTCATCAAAGCCTAGACCTAATCGTATGTTTGCTCTGTTCTTTCCTTCATCAGCAGCTTTCACAGAGAAAGATATAAACGCTATCTTCTCAGGTGCTACGCCTTCATCAAGACTCTTCTCTATAATATTCATAAGAGTTGTGGTTTTGCCTGTGCCAGGAGGCCCAAAGTATTTAGTCACTCTTCCCATGGCAACGGCTCCTTTTGTGTTTTGAAATCACCAGAGTCAACAGTATCTTCATCTATCTCGTATATATCTAGCATCCAAATCTTTTTGTTACCAACAGTCCTATCGATGTACTTCGCCATGTTTATAGCTCCCATGTTCTTGAGCTCAGTAAATACCTCTGCTTCTTTTATGTGTCGCATCTTCTTAAACTCTTGGATAAAAATTACTGCGTCTCTGCCTGTAAACCACCACTGCTTAGTCTTCTCTTCTTCGTATCTAAACACACCGTTAGACGCGATAGACAATCTAGAAGAGGACTCAGACAATCTGCAAAACTCGTAGATCGCTTCTTGTAGTAACCCTTGCTTTGTCATATCAGCAGGAACTTCTACTTCTTGTACGTCTTGTAGCAGAGAGTTTAGCTTGGCTACCCAATCTGTTTTCTTTACATCAGGCGGACATATATTAAGAACCTCCATACATCTTTGTTGATACATAGAGAAGTTGTGCAGTTGCTTTGTATCTAAAACAATTGTCCTACCGTCTACATCTAAATGCCAAAGAGGTGGATCGGTTAGATACTTACGCAGACCACCAAAGTTAGGATCACGTTCAGAGGCATCAATACCATATCTTCTAGTTACGCAGATGCCACTTTGACAGAAATCTACCAAAGGTTGTTTACTGCATTGGTATCTGTATTCTGATTTCTCTAGACTTTGTATGATTGTATTGAGCTCACTGTGAGACAGAGCCTTCGTACAAACTGTTTTGTTTATCTCCTGTAGCTTGTCTTTCCACTCTTCTCCCTCAGGATGTACTTTGCGTAAGAACACACCATAATTAAGTAACGCATTGTTGCGCATACCCTCAGGTATTCCATTCAGTTTCATGTGTATCAAACAAGGTGGAGCTTCGTCCCACATACTGCCTTGTTTAGTAATCTGTTTCTTTCTGCTTTTCTTTACAGCTATAAATGTATCCAACTGTTTTTCTGTTATAGATACTTTATCTACTAGGTCAAAAAATTCTTCTATATCCGCAGCTTCTCCATCGGGTTTAAGTGCGTATCTTGTTGTATCCTCTCCTGCAAAGTAAGGCATGTTTAGCCAATTACCTGTTTGGTTTTCTTTTGGTAGTTGCTTAGACCACTCGTATTGCTTGGGGAATATTTCATCTCCTGTTCTCCCCATAGCTGCTGCTATCTCCTCTAGTTTAGCTTGGAACTTAAACGCTGGTATCGGTTCCTTGGTAAATAAAAACAAATGCACTCCGCCTGATTTAGTCATACACGGTAGCAAAGGCAAGTTCATGTCCTCTATCCTTTGCAATATTTCATTTGTATTGATGGGGTATTCGTCAACGTCAATACAACCCCATTTGCAAGTTTCATCATCAGTCAATGGTATTACACCAATAGACAGGTCTCCCTTTAAATGTTTCTCCCAAAGATCTAACGTAAGAGGTTCTTGTAATGTCCGTCCTCTGCCGTCTTTCTTAACACCTTTTGCAGTGTTCTTTTGTCCTGTGATTTCATATATACCGTGAGCTCTCTCTAATCCTGAGAATACTTGCTTAAATCTGTTCGCAATTTCTTCCATACGTATTCAAAAAGAAGGCCCCAGCATTGAGTGAGATAATGCTGAGGCCTAATGAAGTTAGTCTTCCCAATCCTTATTGGAGTCAGACTTATCTTCTATTGCGGAGGTCTGCTGACCAGGTAACTGATCCATTCCTCCATCGGAACAAAACTTAGAGAATTCTTCGGCCTCTTTAAAGAGATCGATTTCTTTCTCCTCCAACACCCGTTCCTGCGTAATACTATAGCTGTACCACGACCCACGATCATTGGATTCCACTTGCGTCTTTAGATTGTACCAATGCGAATATGCAGGAGGGGTAAACGCACCCTTCTCGCCTTTCACTTTGGTTCCCTGTATCAGGGTATTCCAACTACGCGAATGTTTAAGTTGTGATCCTGTCATATTAATAACACACCTTTGGGGTGTATCATCAATAAGCGCGTAACCGTAGTGATTAGCAGTTGTCGTCAATTGAGTCTCCCCACTTGGCGTAACTAATCTACCTTGGCTATCACGTTGGCATCGATTCAACAGATCAGAATCTGCAGGATGCACAGTTACAAGTCCCCCACCTTTCTCACGTAAACGCCACTCGACTAGAGTTTTGTTGTAGTAAACAGGTAAAAATGACAGACCTTCGTCTCCATTTATACAGGTACTGTTGCCTGAATAGAAGATGTCTCCTTCCTCTGCGTCTGCAACATAATCTGCGCTGGCTTTTTGTCTTTGCGGAGACATTGCTTGCACTATGCTGATACGCGGAGTCTTGAGGTCTTCCGCACCTACATCTCCGAAACCTTTTTCTTCGATGTTTTCAAATAAGGACGTTAAGGATGTCCCCTCTCCATTTTTCTTCGTTGCCATTTTTTTCTCCTTCTTTCTTCGTTCAACGATTTATTTTAGTGCGCTTGCCTTGATACACAGAAAACTTCTTCTGTATGTCTTGGTCAAACGTGTTATTCCCCGATTCTATTTGTTCTTTAACAAATGCTTTCAGGGTGCTTGGGTGTACCGCTTCCTTTTCCTCGGGTATGAACCCTTGTTTAGTTAACGTTACAACCAATTCTTTTGCGAGATTATCTTCACCTTGACCAAACGAAAGAGTCATTGTGTTTTTGATAATATCTCCATGTCCATTATCTCTGAGCCAGTTGTGTGCATCTTCTACATTCGCAGCAGATATTCTGGCACTGTAAAAAGGTTCCGCTGATATGCGTGAACCGTCATTTAATTTAAGGTCTGATACACCTAGTTGTGTAAGCCTGTCGGGTATGAGTTGCTCTGATAGTTCCCTTTGCTGGTCTTTCAGTCGCTTTAGTCTTTCTTCTGTGTTGCCTACCTCAGCTTCTACTCTTAATAACTTCTGGCATAATTCACTGAGGTCCTTGATAGAGTCTTCTGATATTTCCTCTACTGCTTTCGTGGTGCTCTCTTCAAAGAGATCTTTGATACTTGTCATTTCTCACTCCTTCTTTATTTCGTTATCAACTCAAAGTTGCCAACGCATCATATCATCTATATAATATATTGCAACACTTTAAGACGTGTTCAAATATATAACGAAGAATAAAGGACGGAACTTATGGAAATAACAAATTACGAATTCAAGAGTGAACCCTACCAACATCAATTAGAAACTCTCCAAGAAAGTTACCATCGTAACCTATTTGCATTGTTTTTGGAAATGGGGCTAGGCAAATCTAAAATCTTACTAGACAACGCAGGTATTTTATTTGAAGAAGGTAAAATATCAGGGCTGTTAATTGTTTCGCCGAAAGGTAATTTACGAAATTGGGACATCAATGAGGTCAACAAACATTTACCTGATCGCATAGAACGTAACGTATTAGTGTGGCAACCAAACCACACACAAAAATGGTTACATGATTTTAAGAAGATGGTTAACGAACCTAGCGACGGCACATTAAATATCTTTTTAGTTAATGTAGAAGCTTTTGCTACAGTCAAGGCATGTAAATTTGTAGAAGAGTTTATGGTCACGCACGATGTAATGATGGCCGTAGATGAATCGACTACTATTAAGAATCCAAAAGCTAAGCGTACACAACATCTTATTAAGTTAGCACCACTAGCAGACTACAGAAGAATACTTACAGGCTTTCCAATAACTAAAGCACCACTTGATTTGTACTCGCAATGTTATTTCTTATCTCCAAATCTTTTGGGGTTCAGTAGTTTCTACGCCTTTCAAGCTAGGTACGCAATTACGCAACGCAAACAAATGGGACGACATGCCTTTCAACAGATAGTCGGGTTTCAAAAACTAGAGGAGCTACAACAATCGATCAGGGACTTTTCTATACGAAAGATTAAAGATGAATGTCTGGACCTCCCTGCAAAAGTTTATGTAAGAAGACACGTAGAACTAACCGACGAACAGAACAAAGCGTACGGCACAATGAAACGCGAAGCCCTTATGATATTAGAAGATGAATTGTTTTCTACTATGAATGTACTGACTCAGTTAATGAGACTACAACAGGTAGTAGCAGGCAGCTTACGTAATGAAGAAGGGGAAACAATTATATTAAAGAACAACAGAGTGCAGGCAGTGTTAGATCTATTAGAAGAAGCGTCTGGTAAAGTTGTTATCTTTGCGGTCTTTCAAACAGATATACAAGAACTAGAACGAGCGATTACGGAAAAGTTTGGTCAGGGTTCTGTAGCATCTTATTATGGCAAGACACCACAGGACGAACGACAAAGGATTATAGAGAAGTTCCAGGATCCTGACAGTGAACTTATGTATTTTGTATCTAACCCACAGACAGGTGGCAGAGGTATCACATTAACAGAAGCCAGCACTATGATATTTTATTCTAACTCCTACGACCTAGAACTTAGAGTGCAAGCAGAGGACCGCATACACAGGATTGGTCAGGAACGCAGTTGCACTTACGTAGATTTAGTGTCACAAGGCACTGTTGACGAACAAATACTTAAAAATTTATTAAGTAAGGTCAAGATTAGTAACGAGGTTCTTGGAGAAGTTCGCAGTTGGTTTCAATAAAAGCTATAATTTATAGTCTATATGGAACAAGCAATACAATTTATTAATGAAGTAGGTTTTCCTATTGCTGCTGCACTTGGTTTAGGCTTCTTTATTTGGAAACTTATCAATAGAATTATTGATGGCATGGAAACCAAACTAGATGTGCTAGACGATAAAGTAGCAGATCAGATAGAACAAATGGAACTAAGACTTGGTACAAAGTTAGACTCCCAACACGGTATCTTAGTAGCTCTTATAGATCGCGTAAGAAGTTTAGATAATGAAATTATTAGACAAGACACACTTATAAAAACAATACTTGGTGTTCCACAATTAATAGACAGCAACAAAATTGCTAAAGCTGATAGAGACGATCAACGAAAAGATTAATGGATAGAGAAAAACAAAAAGTATTACTTGTAATTTGTCTACTAGGTTTAGCTAATATTGTATTGCTCTCCTTGACACTTAATGCTGATGAAATGACACATGAGTTTAAAAACCCAAGCTTCTCTGGTGTTGGTACATCTAGTCATTATCTGACTATAGAAAACCAAGAGTTTAATAGGAAAGAAGCCATACGCGAAGAACTTAGAGCATACACAGAAGACCTAGAAAGAGAAGCTGACAATACAACCTTAGCTAGATTCATACGTAACTTAGAGAGTAGAATATACGCACAACTTTCAAGACAGCTGGTAGATAGTTTGTTTGGTGAGACTGCATCTGATTTTGGTGTTCTGGAATTAGAAGGCAATACTATAGAATACAGGGTAGAAGACGACAAAGTAACATTAGTAATAACAGATGAAGAAGGCAACACAACAGAGATTACTGTACCTCTCGGTTCTTTTACTTTCTAGTTGTGCATTACTTGTAGACCCTTTAGATAATGGTGTACCACCACTACGAGATGTCGAACCTGCAAAAGTAAGTTCTCTTTTAGTTACAGCACTTAAAGAACTAGATCCTCCTGTTAAAAAACCTATTGTTGCAGTTTACTCAACAAGCTTTCAAGATGATACAGGCCAACGTAGATCTAACAGTCAGTATGCTAGTTTCAGCACAGCTATAACTTCTTCTCCTGATGCTTATTTAATTAGAGCTCTTAAACACTCCAACTTTTTTGACGTAGTAGAACGCAAAGGACTAGACCACCTTACAAAAGAAAGACAAATAATTCGTTCTGCTAGAGAAAAGTTTGATGAAAAACAACAACTCAAACCTTTGCTTTTTGCTGGGCTACTTATGGAAGGGGGAGTCATAGGATATGAAACAAACGTAAAGTCTGGTGGAGCTGGAGCCAGGTATCTTGGAATTGGAGCATCCAAAGAATACAGACAAGACAGTATTACTGTGTCGTTGCGAACAATCTCTGTTCTTACAGGTAAAGTTTTGATAGAGATTTTAGTTACCAAAAGTGTTTTGAGTGCTTCTGTATCACAAGACGTTTTTAAGTTCTATAGTAATAACACTGAATTAGTTGAAATTGAGAGCGGTATAGTAGAAAATGAATCTGTAAATATAGCATTACAGACAGCTGTGGAAACAGCAGTCTTAGAAACAATACTCGAAGGTTTAGAACTAGGGTATTGGGAGCAAAGAAGTGAGAATGAATAAACTACTTATATCGTTGCTTTTAATAGCAACACCCCTCTATGCAGCTGACAACGAGATATTTATAGATCAGTCAGGTGCTACATCTAATCTAGACATAGAACAAGTTGGTGGTAGCGGTAACATCATCGGTGGTGCTGACGCTGCAGCTGGTTCCATGACTGCATTAGATATTGACGGTACAACTATGACATTGGATGTCTTACAAAAAGGTAATACAAATAAATTCCTTGGTGATATATGGGCAGATAACTACACAGGTTACTTCTCATTTATAGGAGACACCAATACTTTTAACATGTCTACGGATGAAACTAACGCTACAGGAGCTGATGGATCTAATGTAAATGTTCAGTTTACAGGCAATACAAATACAGCAACTTTAAACCATGCAATGACAGCA